CGCAACAGTTGGCCAAAGTAAATTTGGTGCGGGCTGACCTAGCGCGGGAAGCTGAGTATGAAAGCCTGGCAAAAGCTGGCCGGCCTGCCGGTCCAACTGGCGAGCGTATTGCAACTGAGGTCGGCAAACAAGCAGGCCTTCCGCTACCTTCGTTTTTGAATCGAACCATCACCGTGTTCAACGGGGTTTTCAAACAACTCTCGGGTTCTATGGATGAAAAGATGGCGCTGGAACTGGCGCGTGAAATGTCCAGCCCCGCGCTTGCTGCGGCACAAATAGAGTCGGCAATGGCCAACCGCTCAAAGCAAGACCTGACCAACGCGCTGCTGCGCCGCGCCGCTCGGCCTGCAACCGCAGGCGGCATTCTTGCCAACACAGAGAACAACAATGCCCTCGCTCCCGCAAGATAAGGCCAACCACTTCTTCTATGGCAGCTTGATCTTCCTAGCCGCCCTAGCCATCCTGCGCCGGCCTGACGCCGCCTATGGCCTCGTGGTGCTAGCCGCAGTGGGCAAGGAGGTGCTCGACTGGCTCTCCAACCAACGGTCAGAGAGGCCCACGCACGGAGTAGAATGGCTTGATGCCCTAGCAACCTGCGCCGGCGGGGCGGTGCCTCTACTTGCAAGGATGATCTGATGGATTACCAGTCTCTGTTCAACACCGGCCTCGGCATCTCCTGTGCTGTCACCGGTTGGTTTGCAAGAGAATTGTGGACTTCCGTCAAGTTGCTCCAGTCCGACCTGACCCGCCTATCGGTCGAGCTACCCAAGACCTACGTCACCCGTGACGACTACAGGTCAGACCTCAAAGAGATACGCGACCTGCTGGGGCGCATCTTTGACAAGCTCGACGGCAAAGTCGACCGCTCATAGCAGCGCCGAGATACCCACAGTCACCATCTCGCTCTTGAGCTTTGACGGGTTGGTCTTCGCCATCACCCGCAGCGCCACGGCAGCGAACGTCTCGATGCCGGCCCAGGCATCTTCTAGGTGCGGATCATTGAGCGCCAGGATGTGCGCTCTGATCGTCAGAACGTCGGCCATGTAGGCGTCCCTGATGGCGTCTATCGCCGCTTTAGTTGGTCGCATGAGAACTCCGCTAGTTGCCATACTGAATTCGGTGCGTTGATCCTAAACGGTTTGGCGATCCGCCTTGGCGCCAGTTCCGATGCGGCCTGGCGGGCAGCGATCCTCGCTGTTTTTCGGTCCCGACAGGCCTTGTGCTGCAGCTTGCGCTTCGTCCAGCGCCCAGCGTCTAGCTCTGCCGCCCGCTCAGGTGACGCCCATCGCGCAGTGACGCCGCTGCCGGCCACGCCCAGCAGCCGCGCCTTGCGGGCAAAGCACAGAATCTTGCGGGTCTTGTCTAGCGTGATCGCCATGCGCAGGTGCATGTCAACTGTGCTCACGCCGTTGGGGTACTCGCGCACTAGGTTGGCGGCAAGGTGCATCAGCAATTCGGTGTCAGGATGCATCATCGCGTACTCTCAAAGTTCCGCCTTCGTGCATCGCCAGTAGCAACTGCGCAATGACGATCTCTTGGCGTTTGACTTCGTACTTGAGGCGCTCGTTCTCTGCTAAGGCATCGCCTAGCAAAAGGTCTAGGTTTCTTTCGGTCTCAGTCATTTTTTTCCTTTAGCTTTGCTTCTGCTGCTCTAATAAACTCCACAACCTCGCTTTTGAACGCAATTACGAATCTTGTGAGTTTATTTACATCAGCCTTCGTCAACCCCTGCCACTCAAGCTTCGTATAAAGCGGCAAAGCTCGTTGGCCTTGCTGGATGTCGGTTGGGTTATCGGTTACATACACAGATTTACCGTCTTCTGTGTAAACCATCCATGCTACGGGTTCAACCACCGGGTTCAATCCAGAACAACTCACCAATCTGATCTGCCGTGTACTCTGCAAAGTCGTTACTGGCCCACTTAACCAGCGTTTTGCCGGTGGTAGATGTAGCCTCTACAGTGCAAAGTTCGTCGGTTTCAATGCATCTCAAGATGTCGCCTCGGGCTATCCCCCCCAACTCTTTTGAACAGGCGTAGCAGAGCTTGGCCCTCTTGCACGTTTCCCCGCAGTCCCCAACCTGCGCTAGGTCAACACGCCCAGCCCGCCAAGCCGCCCACTCCCCGCAGGTCCGGCTCTTGTGCAAGTACGAACTTGTTTCCCAATAGTCATCACACCATGCCTCAAACGCAGCACGCTCGGTCATGGCTCAATTCCAAAATGGTTACAGATTAAGAGCTTGACGTTGCCGGGGTAATTGGTGCTCAACTCTGCGCACTCCATAATAATACGGTCGGCGAACCGCTGCACGTTGATAAAGTCGGCAGTGCATTCCTCCCTTCCGCGAGAGTCAACGGTAATGTCGAAGCAACCGTCCATTAGTTTTCTAATTCGTTCGTTCATTGTTTAACTCCAAAATGTAGTCTGACGTATTGCACAGCCTCATCAAACCCATGAAACACAAGTAGGTTAATGCAATCCAGCACAATCAACTTGGCAAGTTTCTGCGAGTACAACTGCTCCCTGGTATACCCGGTCTCTTTGTAGTTGTACTCCTCATAACTCCACTCATTTGCTTTCTCAATGAGTTCATTAATTATCCGTTCGTTCATGGCTCAATCCTCTGCTTAATGCCCAACATCTCGCGGTGCAAATTCTCCAGCATCACCCGGTAGGGTGACTGGGGCAGGCAGTCCGTTGCTAGCTTGCATCGGTCTGCAAATGCATCAGTGCGTACTGCTTCGCGTACAACGGTCCGCACTTTCGCAAGCATGTCGTCAGGGTGGAGGCTAGTTGGCCAATGCCACCCCATCAGTTCGGCAATGCGTTCATCGGTCACGATGCAACCCCTTTCGTCTTCTCAAAAGTCCTCAAGCCACCGAGCCCGAGCATCCCCAACATCAACTGCCACAAGTTATCGTCGATGCCAGGCAGCGCAGGCAGCGGGTGGTCGAGCACAATGCCGGTCCACTGCACCAGCGGTCTGGCGATGTATTGACAGGCCAGCGCCGACGCGCAGACCCAGCCGATGGCTGGACGCCAGCCGCTTGTGAAGGCGCTGGGGCTCGACGCTTCGGCGCGGTTGACGTCCAGTTGGCCCTGGACGATGGCGACCTGAGCGGCAAGCTGCGCTGCCTCGGCGGCTGACTTGTCTGGCCAGATGCGGGTGATGACGGTCTGCGCCAGTTCGACGCCTGCGGTTAGAGGGTCCATTCGCCAGTCTCCATCTGTAGTGCCATGCGATGCGCTCGTGCTGGCGTCTGCCGTGCCCAAGTGCTCTCCACCATCTGCGCAGCGGCCTCAAAGAACTGGCCGTCCTCAACCGCCGATAGCATCCGCTTGAACTTGAGCAGCCCACCGATGCCCATCTGAAAGGCCATGCCGATCAGCACGGCCTGGCGCGGCTCGGACAGTCTGGGCATCCACGGCAGCGCCAGCAATACCTCGCGGGTCTTGGCCTTAATGTCGTTCTCAAGCAAGAAGTCGATTTCATCGTTGGACAGCCCGCCGCCCTTGCGCGAGTCGATCAGCCGGCCTACGCCGATGGTCCAGTAGCCGAGGCTGTCCTGATAGGCGCAAGACTCTGAGCCTTCCTCGCGTAGCAGCTGGCTCTTCAAGTCCATAGCGTCACCCCGTAAGCCAGCGCCAGTACCCAGACACTGAAGGCAACGGCTCGGTTGAACCACGACCACCGGTTTCGGTAGTGGGTGATGGCGTAACCGTCTCCGCCGAAGGCTTCGTCAAGCGACCGTGCAAACCGCTTAGTTGTTCCGTTGTGCTGAACCTGTGTTCGTTGTAGCATTTGTACCTTCTCCAAGTTAGGTTATCGGGGCGTTGCCGGGTTTCAAGCACGCCGGCTGGCGCGTTACAGCGGGGGCACTGCATATAACGGCACCGCATCGCATCCGAGGTCTACCCAGTACTGCATCTCTTCGCGGCGCCGAGTGAGCAAGATGCAAACATTGCTCTCAAGGATCATCCAACCGATGTGCGTCATGCCAACCACGCAATCAGCGAAAACATCGCCACAAGCGCAACAGACCACCACAGGCTGCTGCGAAACATGCGCCGGTAATACTCATAATCATCTTCTTCGTTCATGTCTTCGACCTCTCTGGCCAGCTGTCTGGCCTTGGATACCACTTGACGTCATCGGTTGATTCCCTGGCGCTGTACCGCGCTATCCAGTACTCGTTGTCGCTGTCTAGGCAAGTCCAGGACCAGTACTTGCCGTTCCACCAGCGCACCTTGTGCTCGCCGGTGGGCCACCACCCTATGCTTGGTGGCTTCCTCATGCCGCCATCGCCCCGCGCAGGATCAGGATACGCTCGCGCTCAAGGCGCAGGACGCAGTACCGCTGGTGCAGGCGCAGCAGGATGGTGATGCGGTTGGCCCCGGCCTGCTCCTCTTGCAGCAGCTTCAGCACTTCCTCTTCAGACAGTTTCGTCAGCACCTCGTGCATGCTTCTCCAAGTCAGCTTCATTTCAACTCCTCTATGGCTATGTCAGAAATCGTTCGCTTGTCGCGCAGTGCGCGCCAAATCTTCTCATCGACCGTCTTGTCGGTGATCATCAGGTAGACCCAAACCGGATGCGCCTGGCCGCTGCGGTGCAGCCGGCCTATGGTCTGCTCGTACAACTCCAGCGACCAGGGCAGCGACAGGAACACCACCTTGCAGCCGCCGTACTGTAGGTTCAGCCCGTGGCCTGCGCTCTTGGGGTGAACCAGTAGTAGTTCGACCAGACCCGCGTTCCACCGCTCGATGACGTTGTCGTCGTCCAGCGTCTGCGCGTGCGGGTAGCGCCGCTTCAGTTCAGCCAGTTCGGCCTTGAAGTTGTACGCGATCAGCGTGTTGGCGCGTTGATTCTCGGCCAGCAGATCGTCCAGCGCGTCGAACTTGTGGGGTGACATCCACTGCGGCGCGCCGTCGGCGTAGACGAACCCTGAGGCCATCTGCTGGAGCTTGCCCGTCACCACGCCAGCATTGACCGCAATGGCGCGGGCGTCGGGGAACTCCAGCACCATGTCCTTCTTCATTTGCTTGTACTTGGCCAAGTCCATCGAGCAGCGCACCTCAACCACGTTCAAGTCTGGCAGCGTGTAGGACTCCAACAGGAACGTGGACGGCTTGATGCGCTCCATCACCTGCGCCAACGCTCCAGCGCGTGGCGCCCACTGATTGAATTCCTTGTTGACCAGCATGAAGTACTGCTGCTGGAAGA